TCAGATATGGCAAAAAGACCAAGATATTATATGCCAGATAAAGGCGATTACTTTAAATACTGGACATCTTATAGAACTGAAAATGGTTCTGAGTACGGTGTTGCAAATAAAACCTTAAATGGCCAATACTTCATTGAGGATACAGCACCATTTGTTGTTTATAAAAATAAAATTCCAGTAAATAGAGTTGTAGTAAAAATGCAAACACATATTGGCTCTGTTGACCTTGGTCCATTTTCAACATCTTCTAAATCATTCTCAGACCCATTCTATGGTGATGCAAATAAAAAGACACCAGTTAAATGGAAGATTCAAGCACTTAAAAATAATAACTGGGTTGACATAAAGAAATTTGATGCAAGCACAAGAAGAAAAAATGGTACATCAATAATTGGTTCAGATGGATACGTAGAACTAGCATATGGATTAATCGTTCCAGATAAATATCAAGATACATTTATTAGAGCAGAAGAACATGCTACAACATCAACTTTACCAGAAACATCAATAAATGGTTATGCATATTTAGTTAAAGAAAATGAAGATTCTTTAGGCACGTATCATATTTGGGTATCAGATAAGTATGAGACCTTTGTTCCAACATATGGCTGGTATGTAAGTGAAGAAACAGTAGATAGATTAACTAACTTTGTTACAGATACAACATCTCCAATTCAGTACTCAAATGCATCTGATGGTTTGCCAATGTATAGAGAGTTTGATTATATTAATGGCTTAAGAATTGTTGTTGATACAATGACAAGGGCTGACTCAACTTTTGATCTAATTGAACTATCACCAAGATTAGTTGTAGATTTATCAGGAAAGACAGTTGATTTTTCAATAACAAAAACGGCATCTGATTTAGGATCTTCTGGCCTTCCAGTTGGTCAATTGCTTGCATCAAATGGAACCCTAAAACTATTTGACTACGATCAAGCATTTAATCCAAATAATAACAACAGTATTATTAAAAACTATATAACTAAAAATATACAAGTTAAGTTTTATGAAATAATTATGAATGTAAATGGGTATGATTATTTTGTTCCAATTAAGACAATGTATACAGAAGGTTTTCCAGAGTCAAACAATGAAACAAGACAAGTTTCTTTAAAATTAAGAGATCTATTCTTTTACCTAGAATCAATCAATGCCCCACAACTGCTAGTTACAAATGTATCTCTTAGTTATGCAGTCTCAACACTTTTAGATTCAATTGGTTTTACCAACTATTCATTTAAAAGAGTAGATGGTGAAGTTGATCAGATTATTCCATACTTCTTTATTCCGCCAGACACTAGCGTTGCTGAACTATTAAATCAATTAGCGATATCAACACAGACAGCAATGTTCTTTGATGAATATAATAATTTTGTAATGATGAGTAAAAATTACATTCTTCCAAAAGAGTCAGAAAGAGAAACTGATTTTGAATTTTATGGTACCAAAGATTTTATTGAAGAAGGTGCAATTAATAACAAAACTACCAATGAAAAACTTGCAAACATAATTTCTATTAACTCTCAAAATAATGAAATTTTTAATGATGGAAGTATTAACTATAAGACAAGATATATTCAAAAAACATATGGATCAATTAGGCAAGCAAGCATTATTGATCAGGAAAAAACATGGATATACAAACCAGTATTATTGTGGGAAGTTGCTGGGGACGATAATACAAAGTCTATTAATGATCAAGCAAATAAGCAGTCTAGTTATGTTTTGGGTGCTATACCACTTAACTCTGATTTATCCGATACAGTTCCAAGCGTTTCTAATAATATAATGATTAATAATACAATGGATTTAGGAGAGGGCATTTATTGGCTTTCAAGATACAATGGATATTTTTATGCAAATGGAGAAATCATAAAATATGATGCAGTTCAGTATAGTGTCAGCGGTATTGGCAATGTATGGATTACAAGTGTAACTGATTATCAAAACTATTTTTCCAAACTAAGTCATAATGGAAAGATCTATCCAACAGGATTGGTGAGAATTTATTCATATCCAAATTATCAAACTATAAATGGAATCACTAAATTAAAAAATGGAGAAGTAGCAAAGCACGGTAGAGGTCAGTTTGGCACAAGTGTTCTAAAGCACAATGCTGGCTTAAATTCATACTGGTCCGATAATGCAAATGTTCGTGGCTGCTCAATGAAGTCTGATTATTTGTTTAGTCTTGCAAGTAAAACTGAAGCAGATGCAAAGATTGCACTTTTAACATTAGACAATCTTGCAGCAGGAGTTAGCAATGATTTGGCAACTCAATCCACTAGATCAGGAATTATGAAAAATTTCTTGTCTCAATATTATGGCACAGAAAAAGATTTTAATAAACTTAAAACAACCCAAACTGGAACAATCCAGTCGTCTGCATTTATTTTAAATGGTCCATCTTTTACAACTACTCAAAAAGGCATTGACTTTATTTCGTATGTACATAAACCATTGACAGACTCATTTAAACATTTTGGTACAAGAATGAGAATTGTTGGTAAAATTGAAAATAACCAGAACCGTGGTCAGACTCCAATTGGTAGTGATACATACTTTGTGGTAACTGGTAATTCTCCAGATCAAAATATTAATATTAGTGCTGGTTCTGGCGGATTAGCCGTTATGCTAAATCCAACAACAAATGTTGGATACTATTTTGAAATTTTAGCACTAACAGAAAATAACATCAGTAGTTATAATAAATCTGCTGAAAATCTTCACAATGTAATCTTTTATAAGATAAAGCGTGACTCTGCCACATCCGATGCTATACCAGTTAAACTTTGGGGTGGTCTTGCAAGCATAACAGTTGACGATGGAAAGTTTACTGGTCAATACAGAATGGTTGGCGAGCAAAATCCAACGGTATATGATTTAGCAGTTGAGTATAGAAATATTGGAAACAGTAGAAGGTTCTACTTATACATAAACAACAAACTTGTTGCAACTGTTGACGATACTTCTCCTTTGCCAGTATATAACAATATGGCTATGTTTGTAAGAGGATCTGCAAGATGTATGTTTGAAAATATCTACGCATTAACAAATAATTATAGTCAAAATACAACCTTTGCTCTTGATACACCAGTTATGTCAGCGATTAATGATTCTGAGATAGATGCAAATGAATCATTCAGAAAATATGCAATGAGTGGTATTGTTCAATCAACCTATTTATCTGGTATTAATCCGTCTCAGCCACCACAATATAATATGTACTTTGAAGAATTTGGTACCATTATGAGAGAAGCAGCATACTTTAATATTCGTTATGACAAAGCCTATCCAGCATTATATGCAAAACTGTCTCCAACATTTAATAAGATTAAGGGGTATACAGTATCTGGATTTAGAGCAGGATCTTATGGAGCAGAATTTTTAATATTCAATGCAACAGATACCGCACTAAGCCTAGATGAGACAACTGGCAATTACTTAAGAATTCAAGGTATAACTTTTACACAAGAGTCACAACACCAATTGACAATGGATGAGTATTTTAATAAAAATAGTGATTTTTCAAATCCTCAACTAAGCGGATCAACATTATTAAAATCTCCTATAAAGTATGATAATGATTATCAAGATATTAAAGTAAGCAGAATTACCTATGGTAAAAAAGATTTTTCATTAGAAACACCATACATACAAACACAAGATGACGCAAACAGGCTAATGGAGTGGATTGTCAATAAAGTTGTTAAGCCAAGAAAATCTGTTAGTCTTAAGGTTTTTGCAACACCAACAGTTCAACTAGGAGATGTTGTCACTATTGACTATAAGGATAAAGACTCAGTAAATCAAATATCATCATCTAACTCTAGGTTTGTAGTATATAATATAGAGTATGCTAAAAGTTCTGGAGGGCCAGATATGACTGTTTATCTGAGCGAAATTTAATATGGCAAGTGCAATACCACTTACACCAGATACTACTGCATCTAACGCAGATACAGGGGTACTTGCTGCAACCACCAACCTTATAATTACAAGTTATGATGAAACACCTTTAGAGGTAATGACTGATCTTATATTTGAAGATATAGGTGGTCAAGAAATTATTAATATATCCAGAACTGACATTGTTAATGGTCAGGATATTATTTATCAACCAATTAAAAATTTGGCAAGCATTAACTATCAGTATAATCCGCAAAATATTTTGGCCCTACAAGATACATCTGAGAACTATTTTAAAAAATTTCCAATTAATGCAGCAAACAAAGTTCCAACCACTGGAACAGGAGAAAATGGATCAACAGTTTACATCGATGAGGCTACGGGAAATCTAGTTATTGAACTAGTAAATGTAGAGGATGATGAGCAAGTAGAAGTTCAAATACTAAGAAATGGAAAATTTTTTAATGATACAATATATGAGGTGCAATAATGATTACTAATACTGGAAAAAATATTTTAGCCAAATATCTACTTGGTCAGGCTTCTGCCTATGCCTCGTATATTGCTATTGGCTGCGGTTCAAGGCCTTTAAACTCTGACGCAGTTCTTGGCGATTATTCAACTAAAGAAAGACTTGATTTTGAGATGTTCCGTGTACCGATTACTTCAAGAGGTTATGTGAGCGAAGATGGAATTACAAAAATTGTTTTAACTGCAGAATTGCCAAGTGAAGAAAGATATGAGATTAGCGAAGTTGGTATTTTTTCTGCGGGATCTAATACTGCTGCAGGTGCCTATGATAGTAAATCTATTTATGCTTTTACACAAGATGAAAATTGGGAACACCACGATGCCCAGGGTGCATATCAAATTCCAGTAAAGTATACACCACTAGACAATGATTCAAATAATATAATTAGTGATGTTATGGCTACAAGAGAAGGATCTCAAGTTGTTGCAAAAGTTTTTCAAACAAACGCAGATAACAGAATTTTTACAGATCAAGGAAGAGTTTTAAGATATGAAAGATGTAGATTTTTAAATAATACAATTATGCTTAAGGGAAATTCTTCCACGCTAACTATTGATGGATCTGGAAATTTAGTAATAGGAGATAACTCAGAGCATATACATTTGACTGGTGCAATACTAGACTTTAATAAAAACTCACCTACTGATGAAATTAAACTATCTTTTGCGGTAGTTAATAAAGATGGAGAATCAACAAGTGTTCCAGACAATGTTAGAATAATGGTAGAGTTTTCTTCTTCTGATTCGCTTGTCGGTCAATTTGCAAGATTTCAGGTAAATATTAATAATGGAACTAGAATAGATCAGCATAATTTTGCTACAAATAGATATGTTGTAGCAACAAAACAACTACAAGAATTATATAAGAGTGCTGGCTTTACATGGAGTCAGGTTGATGTTGTTAAGATTTATGCATGTGTCACAGACAATGGCAGCCCAACAGATAACTTTTATATTGCCTTAGATGCTTTAAAACTTGAAAATACAAGTTCGTCAAACCCACTTTATGGAATGACTGGATATTCTGTTATTAAAAATAAAGATGCAGCAACTATTGTAAAATCTGCAAACACAACAAACTATATTGAATTTAGGTTTGCCTTGGATGTTCAATAATGGCACAAGAAAACTCTAGAGTAAAAAAGGTTATTATATCAAAATCTTCATTACCAGAAATATCTGGTGTTGGACAAGACTATGTGGTTAGATACAGAATTGTCAGTGATGATAAAAATAGATATTCTTATTGGTCACAAAAATATAGAGTCGCTATACCAAATACAACTACTGTACCTTTTTCTGTGACTAAATCTGGTTCAACTATAACAGCAGTTTGGACACCAGATAATACTATAAAGTCTGAGTTTGATATTTATATTAAGTGGGATAATGAAGAGTGGAAATATGTTACAACTGTATATTCAACAATCTATGCTAGTGTAATTAAGAATGGTGCCACAAAGGTAAAAGTTGCAGCACAAATACCAACTTTTCCAAAAGAAAGATTTAGTTCTGCTACACTTTTTGAATCCAACCAGATTGACTTAGTGGTATAATTATATAACCATGGCAAAATTACCTTTACCTGAAAGAGGGCAACCACTAGATGTTGCTTATATTTATCAA